GAGATACCGCCCAAGCTACGGGACTTTAGAAACTTTCTATTCCTGGTTTGGAAACATTTAAACCTTCCTGATCCTACAGAACTCCAATACGACATCGCTGAGTACCTGCAACACGGACCTAAGCGGTCTGTTATCATGGCGTTCCGGGGCGTAGGAAAAAGTTGGATTACGAGTGCCTTTGTAGTACATCAGCTACTGCTGGACCCATCTAAGAACATACTTGTTGTATCAGCTAGTAAGAATCGATCAGATGACTTCTCTACCTTTACACTTCGAATCATTCAGGAGATTCCCATTTTACAAGGATTAAAACCATCAGAGAACCAACGATTCAGTAAGATAGCATTTGATGTAGGACCTGCTCCTGCCTCTCACGCACCCTCCGTTAAGTCCCTAGGTATATCATCCCAGCTAACAGGTTCTCGTGCTGATATAATCGTGGCAGACGATGTGGAAGTAGCTAACAACAGTGCTACTCAAGGAATGAGGGATAAACTGGATGAACAAGTAAAAGAGTTTGACGCTATCATTAAACCATTGGACACCTCCCGTATTATCTTTCTTGGTACTCCACAGTGTGAGGACTCTATCTATAACAAACTGCGAGAGAGGGGCTACAAGAGCCGTATATGGCCTTCAGAGTATCCAGATGAGGTAGAAGCTACCAATAACTACGGAGGCGATCTAGCACCTCTTATAGCGGATAACATAACTCCTGAGACTGTTGGTACTTCTACAGAACCCTTACGGTTCACTGATCTGGACCTAGAAGAAAGAAAGATGTCGTACGGTCGTACCGGATACGCTCTTCAGTTCATGTTGAATCCTAAGCTAAGTGACGCTGATAGATACCCATTAAAGATTAACGATCTGATCATAACAGATGTTGATGTGGATGTAGCTCCTGAAAAGATCGTGTGGTCCAGTGACCCTGATAACTGTGATAGAGAATTACCTAATGTAGGATTAGCTGGGGATCGATACAGAAGACCTGCTAACACCGTTGGTGATATGATACCGTACACAGGTTCTGTGCTATCTATTGACCCATCTGGTCGCGGTAAGGATGAAACAGGGTACGCTGTGGTAAAGATGCTTAACGGTCAGTTGTTTGTTCCGGATGCTGGTGGTATAAAAGGTGGGTACGATACTAAAACCTTACAACAACTAGTAGCTATAGCAAAAGATAACAAAGTTAACAAAGTAGTGATCGAGTCTAACTTTGGTGACGGTATGTTTATGGAGCTGATAAAGCCTCTGTTTAGAACAACCTATCCTGTAACTATAGAAGAAGTCAGACATAACAAACAGAAGGAGCTACGGATTGTTGATACCCTTGAACCTGTACTCAATAGTCACCGTCTAATCGTTGATCCTTCCGTCATCGCTGATGACTACAGGTCTGCTCTTAGCTATCCTATTGAACAACAAACCAGGTACATGATGATGTATCAGTTAAGTAGAATAACAAGAGATAGGGGTAGCTTAGTACATGATGACCGTCTTGATGCTTTATCAATAGCTGTTGGTTATTGGGTGCAGCAGATGGCTGCTGATGTTAACCAATCTATGATTGATAGACAACAAGAGTTGCTTCATGAAGAACTAACAAAGTTTACTGATAGCTTTCATAAAAGAAGTAATAACAAAACCTCTTTAACTTGGGTATAACAAATCTTGTTCTCTTCGTTCTCATCGCTATTGCTCACTCCGTTCACCAATAGCTCTCTTTAATAGATATATATAGTGCTGTTGTAGTTAGTTTAAATACAGTTATATTGTTATAGCTATACCTTGTAATCCTAAAGTCTAACTTTAGATTTACTATGTGGTTTATTTATAAACACACCTATCCTTAAAAGTTAAAGTTAAAGAGTTGTTATTAGTCTCCTTTGTTAAAGTAACAGCGAAAGAACGAATGAGTCTTTATCGAACGATAGTGAGTAAAGACGATAGAGCGTTAGCGATAAAGTATGAGCTGTTCAACAGCTGTAACTAATCTGATGGATGTTGAAGTATCTGCTAATGTTATCTTTGTTAAAAGGAAGGTAGCAGCAGCTACAACTTATACGACTCTAAAGCGAAGTGCTTGTACACTTGTTGTTTAATACCTATAATTATTTTTAAGTACAGTTATAGGTACTATCTTAATATCAATATTATAACGATAGACAGCCGAAGGAAACATGTAAAGCTTTTTTTTCAAGATGCTAGATAAACACTAGTCAAGAATCGTACAACAGATTTACCTATGAAATCGTCTCGTCTTATGATATGGTTATAACTCATGAACATAAGTATTAATCATTCGAAGAATGTTAAAGCGTTAGGAAGAACGAAGTGATGAATATCAACGATCAAACAGACACCTTCCAGTACGAACTAGCAAAGCTCGTGTATCGATTTAAAAGAGAGTACGATCTTAACGACTATACAATAGCAGGGTGTCTGGACTTCTGTAAACTATCTGTACTGACTGAATCAGATGATGTTATCTTTGAAGGAGAACCTATCGAAGACGATAACAATGACGACACCTTTGACCCAAGCTTCTAGTCGCTCCGCTCCAGACCTTCCGATCATTAAAATTATATCTGAAGAGGAAGAGCTGTTCGTAAAGCTAAACCTGGAGATGGAAGATAAAACCCACAAAATGCTTGTTAAATGGGGCAAAGAAGTAGCATCCGATGAAGACTATATAAGCATAGCTATAAGGGCTGGTCTAGAAGAGTATGTAGATGCTTGAGATAACAAGCGATAAGTAGCACTCCAAAAAGATTCGGTAGAAAAATCTGAGGGGCTTACGCTATATACGCGTGCGTTATTAATCCCCCGCATACCCGTAAGATTATTATAGGGGAGGGATAAAAGGTACGCGAAAGCAAGTAAATGTGGCTACAAAGTGGCTACAAAAACAGTTGAACCTTTTATTAAAGGGCTAAAACCGCGGATTTAAAATCCGTTGCACTTAGTGAGTGAGGTTTTTTTTCGCAAATCGATAGAGATTGCAGGCTGTTTGCGTCACTGATTCAGGGCTTTTGTTAGTCGCGTTGTTAGTGTATTTGCATGAATTGCTTGTTTGTATCTTTTTCTCTTTCGATGTTCTATTTTCATTTATTTTTGAAATGATTGAAACTTGAATCAATACCGCTTAAACACTAGCACTTAGCTTTTTTATTCTCATAAACTATTGTTATTCAATGCTTTATATACGAGATTGCTTTGACTTAGTAAAGATCAGTAAACTTTTTTCATTTTGTATTTCGCTGATTTACAGCAACTTACAACAATCTTGAAAAAAAAGATTTGCAATCAAATAAAATTCTGACATAGCTTTTCAACATCGCTAGTAATTCAGCTTTCGATCAAAACCAAAATATCTTATGAATAACGAATATACCTATCAAATACCTAGCTATGCACTTAGCTATATCTACAACGGAGACGACAGCGGTCTAGAGCAAGACGACATTGACAGCATCGATGCTTTTCTTGCTAGAGAGCACTACATTGACACTTGGGACATTTTGGATGAAGCAGAATATTTTTGCACTACTCCAGAATTTGGCTTGTCTTGCAATGTTGTTGATGTTGTAGGTGTGCAATTTGCAAACTCTTAATTCAAACAACCAAAACCAAAAATATATCATGTACCTATTAAAATCATTCAGTCCTTCAGACAAAACTCAAAAGCTTTACACCTTCGAAGGTGATCTTTACAGAATAGACAAGCTTGGATTCTGTGGTGATCTAAAACCTGTCAGAAGAGATGTATCAAAACATTACAGAGAGATTGACAGCATCAATAAGTTAAAAGCTTGTTTGCGTGCGGGTCAATATACTTCAGTTGGAATGTATACTTTATACTTCATTACAGAAGATGGTGCTTGTTTGTCCTTTGACGCTGTATTTGAGAACTTAGAGGAAATCTTTTATTCCATGCGTAACAACATGCGAGACGGCTGGAACATTATTGGAATGGCAAGTGTACAAGAAACAGATGAAGAGATTTTCTGTGCTCACACCGGCAAACTTATTTCCTAACAAATCAATAACACCAAATAGAATGAAAAATTACAAAGAATATATAGACTACTGCCAACGCTTGGCTGAAGATATTAACGATAGCTACTCAGACGATATTGAATTGACTGAACGCATCCATGAAATCGCTGATGGTTGCCAATATGTTATCTATTACAGCAAAGCGTGGGATTTAGTGAACATGATGCGAGAATATAACCATGAGCTATTCATGCAGGCTGTAGAGGAAGTTCAAGACAACGGCTTTGAGTTTGAAGGTGATATAAATGCTCACATTACTTGGATTGCTTTCTTTCTTATTCGCAACGGCATCCATTCAGCTTATCAACATATTGAATCGGAGGTGGTAGCATAATGAGTAAGAATTGTTTTAATACTATACCTTATCGAGGCGGTTTCATTCACATTTGTTACAACAGCGTAACGCATACTGAAGAAATCAAAGTTAGTTATAACTCACACGCTTTTCCTGATTTATGTAATACCTTAATCGGTGCAAAGCGTAAACTCACACGAATCTCTAAAAATCCTCTATTTAACTAATCACTATGAAACAAAAACTCATTGACCTCCTAAAAGACTCCTTATTCATCATCTTAGCCTTTGGTAGTTTTTGGCTATTCGCTTTGATCTACTTTACCTCATGAACTTAATTGAATCATATTGCAAAGCTGTTGCTGGCAACGGCAAAGAAATAACTATAACCATTCAAGACAAGCTAACAGATAAGCTGTTTGATAGAGTTAAAGCTGTTGCTATTCAATACGACATAGCTTGCCATGCTCACACATCAGGAATCTTGTTAAAACCTAAAGTTACCGTATGAAACAACAATATGAAGTAATCTGCTTGGACAAGGTTAACAAACCGAAACCTGTTGCAACCATCACAGAAAACTCTCAAACAAAAGCCAGAGAAGCAGGTAAAAGACTAGCAATAGCTCTTAACCTTAGATTCCACAATGCTAAATTAATTAAATAATATGAAAATAAAACAAATTAAAGAAGGTGATCTTGTCACATATCGAAACGATTTAGGGGATAAATTAAAAGGCAAAGTTGTATTGATTTTTACATCCCTACAAGGCAACCGATGCGTCCACATAGATAACTTTTACCTAACCAAACTATTAACCGAGGTTGAACTATGTCAGTAAGTTTTATCTACCAAAACCTACAGTTCCACTATCGGATCGACTCTCACAGCTCCTCACTGCCTTTTATTGCGTGGGGATGTAGGGAGTTACCGATAAGCGGTCAAAGCCCGTCAAAGGAGGCTATGTACAGCGATATTGAAAAGACATTGAAGCAATACTATAGAAACCGATCCTTACCTGTCCGTGAAGCTTGTGATACTTGCGGGTTGACATCTCCAAAAATGGAGGCACAACTTACCTGTCCACAATGCTTAATAAATGACTGATAACTTAACCGACTTTTTACCAATGCAAGATTTAGATACGGATCACATTAAAGCTTTGATCCATCATTACCTGTCCGTTAAGCAAAAGCTTCCGGATA